TGTGTGATATAATTACGTTAGGTTTGGTGCGTAATTACGTGCTTGATTAGGCTACTTTAATTAGTGGCCTTTTCTTTTTTCCTAGGATAATTGCAATGCATGTCGCCTTGTTCAATCTCTAAATATTGGCATGCATCGCAATGTTCCATACATATAATCCCTTTGGCCTGTCTACAGTGTATGTAGTCATGGCTTTTTTTATTGCACTCATCACATATGCTGCAGTGTTTACTCATTAATCATCACCGCATCAAGCAATATTTCTCTTGCCGTTAATGCAAGATGTACCTTGTACTCTTTAATTGGGCCTTTACCTGTTATGCGTAATACATATTCCCCTGTCTTTCGCTTAACAAAAATAGCGCATCCATTAGCTAGAATAGTAAAGTCTAAACTTGTACTTTTATTACTTACGCTGATTGATGTAATGTGTTCCCTTAAAACTTGCATTTCTTCATCATCAAACATTAAATATGTTTTTAGTAGATCTAGTGCTTTTTCTCTTTTGTCTTTCATGTTTTATCACCTCCTTAACCCTGCCTAACATCCAAATTGTGATGCCAGTTGTTAGTGTTAAAACCATATTGATTAATATTTGCCAGCCTTCTGCTTGCTCAATTCCTCCATATAGTCCTAACCCTAATATCCCTAAGCACCATTGCACGGTTGTTATTAGATTTATAATGTTCATCTTTTATGCCCCCTTTAACCACTTCATGTGCTGCCCTTTCATCCATGCTTCAAATTTTTCTACATGTACCAGCGTTTGTTGTGGTCCTAATTGCATACAGATTTCATTAAATCTACCTTCATTGCGGATCATATCTATTCTTCTATAGATATACATCTTGCTCCGTCCCCATATCTTAGCTAGTGTGCTAATAGGCACATATTTTGGTTGAACACTTTCCATTCCTACTACTCCTTCTAATCACGTCTTATATTTAAATAATCCACGTTAACTTTTATTCCTAGCTCTCCTAACTCTTTAATCCCTTGTTCTACTTCATCCTTCGCTTTTAATACTCGTTCATATACTTTAATAAATTTTTCGTCTCGCATTTTTTCTATATTTGCTTCAATTGCAATTACCAACATTAATATTTCCTCCTATTTCCTCCTATTTCATCTTTTTTTCAGAATTGATATAATCACCTTGAAAGGAGGTGAAATTATGTCCGATATTAAAGAAATTGCTAAACAAGTGGATTCTATAAAAAGCACTATAGGTGGTTTACAGAATCAACTCCCATTACAGTCGTCACCATTAAACTATTTTTACGCCAGTGACGAGGAGTACAAGCTCTATAAAAAGAAAGTTCAAGACTTTACCTCTACAGCTCAAAATTTACCTAATGATCAATTAGAAGAATTAATTCTTTTTGTTAATAAAGATGTCTGCAGCTATAAGGATTTAAAAAACAAATTCCACTACCTAACAGATTCAACTTTGCAACTTTATTTACTTAACTCACCTAAATTGAAAGTTGAGCCACCACTATATTCAAGTGATTCCCTTTACAGCCCTTTTAAATCTAAAAATTATGCTCAATGTTATTTTGAATTAGTAACTGTACCTAACAACTTTTATGCGCCTTATTACTTTACTGACTCTGATGAATTTCAATTGACCATTTTAGGTTTAAATACTTTACAGCGCTTAGAAAAAGAAAATCATACATTACAACTTGCAGAAGAAAGCCTTCGTATTTCAAAGGAATCTGCTAAATATGGTAAATTTGCTGCATGGTTAGCTGGCATTGGTATATTAACAACAATAGTAATTGCAATATTAACCTTTATATTCTCGTAATATTTAGAAGTGTTAGTATTACTGCAATCACTAACATTCCCAAATTAACTCTTGTGCAATATCTTATGTCTTGTAGATTTTCCTCTACTGATTGGTCTTTGTTATATTTCAAAGCATTAAAATACCTAAATATAATCCATTTTTTTTGAGCCGCATCATGTGGCTCTTCTTTTTTATTCATTTGGTTTCACCTCTGCTAATTTACAACTTGTATATTATGCAAGTTATTATGTAAAAAAATATCTACTCTACTAGAGCAGTCTAATCCAAGCCAATCACTAATCATTGTAGCCTCTACTACATCAAATTGTGTTTTTCCATTCATTTTGCTGTTAATGGTTGTAATAGATACCCCTAATAACTCTGCTAAGTCTGCATATGTTTTCTTGTGTTCTACCAACAACCCTTTCAATTTTTCTAGTTTCATCTTTTCACCTCACTTTACTTGCACCATATGCAAGTTTCTAGTTACATGATAAGCCCATTAGAAAAACCTGTCAACCGCTCTATGCAAGATTTTATAAAAGTTTTATAATTTTTCTTGAATTTTATTCAAGTTTATTGTAATATAAGATTGTAAGGGCGATTCTTATTTGGAGGCATATTATGAGTATCGACGAAAGAAATACAATAAATAAAGAAATAGGAGAAAGAATAAAAACTATTAGAAAACAAAAAGGTATAACATTAGCTGACCTAGGAGCAAGATTAGGTATTAGTGAAAGCAATATGCAAAGATATGAATCAGGCAAAATTGCTAGTGTTTCTATTGATTTTATTAATAGATTAGCTCCTATATTAGAAGTAAAGCCAGAATGGTTAATTGGTTGGGATAAGGATGATGCTTCTCAAGGGTATTATCTAGATCATGAAACCGCTGAATATGCTGAATACCTTCGCACTCGTCCTTCTGCTCGTTTATTATTTTCCGCATCACGTGGCATTTCCAAAGAAGACATGGAAAAAGCAGTTGAATATATTGAACTTTTAAAATTAAAACATAATAAATAATACTATTAGGGGTTGTTAGTGTGATTATTAATATTATTGAGTGTGATATTCCTAATGTGAAAGCTATTTCATCAACTGGGGAAGATGAAGGTGTACACAACATTTATATTCGCAAGAATATGTCATTTGAAGATATGCGTAATGAAGTAAAGCATGAATTGCTGCATATCATTAATGATGATTTTCATATAGATCAACATGTTAATCTTATTGAACATATGGTAAGACAGAAAGAACTTACAGATGATATGTTAGAAACTATTGATTTTTATCATCATATACTGTAAAACTTTCCAATTATATTATGTTGCTTATTTTATAGGAGTTATATTTTATGTCTAATATTACGGATGAAAGGCTTGTAGAATTACGTAGATCTGCACCGCCACCATATGAGCCTGAACGTTTACCTTTTGATACTTTTAATTTACTCACTCCTGAATTAATTAAACTATCTTCCGAGGCGAATATGGCATTAGGTGAATATAAAGGCTTTTTAGTTAATACGCCGAATCCTATTTTGCTTTTATCACCTATCACTACACAAGAGGCCGTGTTATCTTCTAAATTAGAAGGTACTCACGCAACGCTTGAAGATATTCTTAATCATGAAGCTGGTAACCAAACTGATATTCAAGATGATGAGTTAAAAGAAATTCTAAATTATCGTTCTGCATTAAAACATGCATTAGATACTATTTCACCATATAATCAATTATCAAATCCCAATAGTAAAGAACCATTAACAATAAAAATTATTAAAGAAATGCATGCCATTCTCCTAGATAATGTTCGTGGGTCTACAAAACATCCTGGTGCTTTTAAAAAACTACAAAACTATATCGGTGGATATGATTTTATTTCTTATACACCTGTTTCTCCACAACTAACAGATTCTTATATGTCTAATCTAGAAATGTATTTCCACCATGATGAGATAAATCCATTAATTCAAGCAGCTATTATTCATGCACAATTTGAAATGATCCATCCATTTGAAGATGGTAATGGACGTATAGGCAGATTGCTAATTCCTCTATTCTTTTATTATCGTGGAATTATTCCATCTCCCATATTCTACATGAGCTCTTATTTCGAACGTAATCGTGATGAGTATATTCATAATTTAGCCAATATTTCTAAAAGTAATAACTGGGTATCTTGGATTTATTTTTTCCTAAGTGGCATAATTGCTGAATCCCATAACAATACCAAGAAAGCTTTAAATATTTTAGCTTTATATGAACAGTTTAAATCTTTAGGTGATTCTATAAAATCATATTACTTCATTCCAATTTTAGACTTTATTTTTCAGCATCCTATATTTACAAGTAAACAACTTATCGAAGAAATCAATGCTAGTAAGCAAACTGTATTTACACTTTTGAATAAAATGGTAGATCAAGATATTTTAATTAGTTCAGATAAAGCTAAAAACAGAACATTTATTTGTCCAAAATTATTAAGTATTATAGATAGTTAAGTCTAATATTTTAATCTTTTTTAGACTATATATTTTTATAGTCCAATATATCTCATTATATTGGACTATATTTTTAAATAGTCCAATATACAGAAAAATATTAGACAAAATAAAAAAGCCCCTATCTAGCTACTACTAGATAGAGGCTTGATGCCTTAGAGACACCGCATATTTATATTATACCATACCTCTAAGGCTTATTTCTTATACCATTTTTTAGCCTAGGAGGTATTTTTAATGTGGTGTGAAACTGTAACTACCAAAGCTGGTATTACTAAATATAAATTTCAAGAACGCTATATAGATCCTTATAGCGGTAAAACAAAAAGAATATCTGTTACATTAAATAGTAATAGTAGACAAGCATACAAAATCGCACAAGCTGAATTGCAAAATAAAATTGACTTGGCCACTAATACAGATATTGCCAAAGATATGACATTGAATGATGTTGTATCTGAATATCTAGAATCTAAACGTGCTTTTAGAAAATCATCTACACAATATAGTATGGATAATCTACACAAACAAATTATGAAATGGTTTCCTGCTGATATATTACTATCTAAACTTTCACCATACATTATCCAAAGTACGTTTGATAAATTTGCTTGCCAGTATTCCTACAATTATACGAAACTGGCCCTTAGTCTTATTAGACAATCATTAAAATACGCTAGGCGCATGGAATATATTCGTGATATTTCATTCTTAGACAATATCGAATTACAAAAGCCAGTAGCTGATGTAGACCGCATCAAAAAGCAGCGTTCTAAATTTCTAACTAAAGATGAACTAAAAGATTTACTATTACAATTAGATACTATCAATCATCATGTATCCTTATTATGTGAGTTTCAATCTTTAACCGGTCTTAGATTTGGTGAAATGGTAGCATTACGCACTCAAGACTATGATAGAGATAATGCTGAAATAGATGTAAACGCTACTTTATCTAATCGTGGTAGCTTTTCTGACCCTGCCATGCGATTACCTCCAAAGAATGTTCATTCTATCCGTAAGGTTAAATTAGATGCAAGGGCCGTACAAATTATTAATCACTTTATAACCGCTAATCAAGCAAGGCGATTATGGAAATCTAAATTTGCTGACCTCGGTTATATCTTTGTTACGGATGGTGGATTGCCATATGATCTACATTATGTAAATCGTACTATAAAAAAACTTGGTTTCCCAAAACCAGTAAGCACCCACACCTTTAGACATACTCATATTTCTATTCTTGCTGAATCTAATGTTCCTTTAAAAGCAATTATGGAACGTGTTGGCCACAATGAACCACGTACTACACTTGCTATTTACACTCATGTAACAGATGAAATGAAACAGGAAGTAAATGCTGCAATTACTAATATGGGTAAAGTACTTGCAAATAAATAAAAAATGAGCCACCGCATCATGTGCAGTGGCTTTTTTTCAACCCTCATATAAAAGGGGCAAATATTTGTTTTTAAAAGGGGCAATAAAGGGGCAAATTGTTGTTACAATGCGTTACAATTTGTTACTCTTTATCTTTCAAATATCCTTGTAATTACTTTATCTGTTACAGTTTGTTACAATTCGTTAAAATCTGTTAATCAGTAAGTAGAAATGGTGCGGATTGAGGGCTTATATCCAACACTCTGCACGATTACTATATTATTTAAACTCTACATTTTTAAAAGGGGCAAATAAGGGGCAAACGTTATTTTTTATGCCCCTATATAAAAGCCCCACATCAGATCATGTTATTAGAATATTTGTTTTGTTATGAATTAGCGCCCTCTTTACCATATAGCCTTTCCATTCCTTGCCTTGTTACAAGCCACATTTTCCCAGACTTTCTAAATTCGCCTTCTTTAAATCCATTCTTTACACGACCTCTACAATTCTGTTTCAATGCATCAGCAGTAACATTCCACCGTTCTGCCGCCTCTTGCGTTGTCATTACATCATCTAGTTTCATTATAGTACTCCTGATATTACTAATAAATTATAGACAGATAATACAAAGGCAATAATACTAATTATTAAAGTTAGTCTTGAAATCATATGTCTGCCATTGGTATAATAGTTAGGAAGATTGGGGCTCTTTCGAACCCCTGTGGTTACTGATTTAATAACTGTTTTATCGCGATTGCTAGTTGGATAAGTGCGGTTATTAACGGTAGCCACTTTTTTATTATCTTCCTTAACTTCTTCAACGGCTTCACCTCCTTCCCTATGTCTATATTATACCCTTTATCGTGTATAAAGTCAAGTATTTATTTTGATTTTTACAAACAAAAAAGAGCCTACCAACATAGATTTATTCTATGTTAGTAGGCTCTTTTATTTATAGTTGCGTGTATCCACCATTA